AATTGTATACATTCAAGACGTCTTCGATCACAGATTCGGGAAACGTGTTATCTTTGTATTGGACGATTGCATTGATTCCGGGATGTAAAATTGTTTCATAAGAAGGAAATTCAGATAAAAAATCTGGTATAAATTCACGCATTACATCCAAGAAGTTATCATTCAATTCAACACTCATGTTATGTATTTTAATGTCGTTGAAAATCTTTATATCTTTATTTAAATATATCAAAATTAATATTATGTTGTACTAATGTATCTATTAGTTCATTCATATGAGTAGGTATTGTTAAAACATAATGAATATTTTCAGGTGTGATTGAATTTGTATATTTATCAATAACCAAAGCATAATTTCCGTCTTGATGAATCGATATTCCTATCAAATCATTATCTATTATTGAATGAATCAATTTGGAATAGCTCCAAGGATCACCTCCTGTTTTCATTGTTGTTGTGTACATGCTTGGATTACTGATTTCTAGTTTTTGATTTACGCTATGATCAAATTTGGATCTTACAGTATTAATTTCTTTTGAAAATGAAATTAATTCGTTTACAACAGGTACACCTGCTCCAATACTCCCACCGATTGCTATACCGCGTTTAATATTTCTTATTGCTTTGAATTTATTGATTTTTGGATTAGGTAATTTTGGAAATTTAGGTATTTCTAATCCATATGCACCTATCACAATGAATATTACAAACAAATACCGCATTAAACCAATAAACATATTTAATATAAAATATTTTTATATTTATGTATTTTTCACAAAAATTGAAAACCTATTTTTAGCCATGATAGACTATAACAATGCATGTCCTTACAAAACCGATTGAAATAAACTTTAAGGAACTGAGAAGCGAGAGACAGGATACTAACAACGCTAAGCTCTATTATAGTATAAAAGCAAACGATATCAATATGTTTAAAGCAAACGTAAATGATATAAAGTTGCAGAGAATTTTGAAAAGCATAAACTTAACAAAAGAAGAATGCATTAAAAAGTGTATTGAAGATGATGATTATTGTCGTTTATTCAGCTGTAGTGTATCTAAAATTGCGACGAGACAAGGTAGCCGAGATGAGTCAGAACAGTTGAATGTGTGTAATATTATATCTAAACAATATGGGATCACCATCACTGGCTTAAACGCTACTGAATTGCGACCAACAAAAGACGGCCATATCATTACCAACCATGAAATGAAAACAATGTGCATTCCGAAAGACCACTGTTTAAAATCATTCGATGGAAAGATTACTGGTGAGTTGAATGGTTATATCGCCGCTAAGGTTGTATATGGTTCAGGTGGACACCAAGATAATGTATTTGAGGAAATGGACACAATAGCAGAATGGTGGAAAACTTACAAGTGTGGGTCAAATGAAGTGCTTATTGTATTGATAGAAACTGATCTAATCAAGAAATTTATTCGTTTACAGAATAAGTTTGGTAATGTAAATAATGTTATGGTGTTCAATCATATACAGTTTCAGCAATATTTAATCGACAACTATTCATTTTCATAGGTTGAAAGCATGTAATTACATATTCTAAATGCTAAGTCAAAAGAGATACGCTTTCTTGCGATTGAATTACTTTCTCTATAATTCGTAAGAAACAAAGAATTATATTTTTGTCGTTTTTCCTTTATATAATCGTTCATTTTATCAACTAATTCTTGTTGTTGTTCTAATGTAAGAGACTTGTTTATAACAAGTGTAGCATAACTGCGTGCTGATAGTTTTGCGGTATTATCGATAAATCTATCTTCATCGTTAACAATTTTAAATCCTAATTGATTATGAATACTGTCATCAATACATTTTAGTAAAATATTTGTTAAATTTTTCTTTGTTTCTTTTGTCGCTCTTTGAACAATGAATTTTGAATTTTGTTGAAGGTTGTATATCTCGCCTCCTATAGTATAATTATTTTCAGAATTTAAGCTAATATTCATCTCTTTGTTTGAAGGATAAATATACATGTTGATATTGTTAATTTCATTACATTGTTTTTTCATAAAATATAAACTACATACTGCATAGCTTGTATCAACAAATACTTGTTCTTCAAAAATATTAATAGTTTTTATTGAATATATTTCTAAAAATTTTTTTCTTAACTCAATATCAGTTTTTCTTATTGAAGATAAGAAGTTTAATGGTATTATAATAATACCACCTTGACATATATTTGTTAGTATATTCACAATAAAACATTTATATAAATCATTACAGTTGTATTTTTCATACAAGTCTTTATTTTTGTTTTTATTTCTTGCTAAATAAGGTGGATTTGTTAGTATAAATTTATCGGTATAGTCAGGTGGATCTATCAATGTATCTCTTTGTATTGTTTCTGTGAGTTTTGGATCTATATCATATATTTCTACATTATACTTAATTTTATCTGTTATAAAATTCAATAAATCACCATTACCAACAAAAGGCTCAACTATTGTTTTGACACCATTCGGTATTGCCATGTTTGAAAGAATATATTCATAGTTTGTTGTGTAAAATTGACCTAATTGTCTTTTGGACATAGTTGATTCTTTAAATTAATGACATGTTTTGAAATCAATTTTTTGTTAATAATACTTTCAATAATTTTTTATTATTATTTTGACATACAATCATCTTGCGATTTCATAAAATGTTTCATAAAATGTTTCATAAAAGGTTTCTTCAAATATTTTGCTCGAAATATAAAATATTTTATTATAGTATATGTATTTTCTGGTGGATAGTAAAAACAAAACAATATTTGGATGGTCTGCAAAATGTGGTTGTAGTCATATGAAGAGAATATATTGGTTTTTACAAACAGGTAAAGTATATAATCAAATACATAGAAGGGAAGAATATTTGCATAAGCTACCAAACGATATTAAAGATTATACGACAATAATAATTACAAGAAATCCATATAAAAGAATTGTATCAGGATTTTTAGATAAATACAAAAAATCAGGAAGCTATAGGCATCGTTGGAAAGATTCATATTTGTCTTTTTCTCACTTTGTAGAAAAGGTTGTAAGTAAAGATTGGAAGACAATTGATCAACATCACTTTACACAACAAACAACAGAAAATTTTAATAAACAAATTTTTCTTTCTAAAAATATTAAATTTTACGACATTGAGAAGATTGATTATGAATACATAGAACAATTATATAATAAAAAAATTCCTCCAAGCGTTATTAATCAAAAAGGCGGACACGAAAGAAAAATATATGAAAAAACAAAATATTGCTATGTGTATGATTTACATATAGACGACTATATTGATCACAATATTGATATAAGATATTTTTATAACAAAGAAATCAAAGAAAAGGTATATAATTTCTACATGAATGATTTTATTATATTTAAAGAAAACGGAATTGATTACACTGATACCGAACTAAATTGTACATAATATGTATTTGGATAATCAACAATTATGAAAAACTGTTTGCTTCATTTTCATTTATATTGTATGTAAATTCATAAATTCACCATTAGATAATAAAGAAAAACTCAATTCCGGTAAATTTGGATGCGAATCACCACCATATGTTGCTAATTTGTATTTAATTTCAACATTATCCCACTCAATATCTTTCCACTTAGAAATTATGTTAATCCTTATCCATTCATGAAAATCTTCCAATTGCTTTAAACCATTTTGAATATTTTTCGGTTTATTCATTTCTCCTTCTATTACGTACATTGTACTGTCTTTGAATATGATTATGTCAGGAATTCCCTTGCCTGCTTTAGAATGGTGTTGTTTTTTAGTGAATGGGTGAATTATATTACTTTTTTCACACCCACCATGATTAGAAAATATAACATGCTTTTCATATAATCGGTGTAAATACATTGTTACTATTTTTTCACTAGTTTTAGCTTGAACACAGTATGTTGGTGATTTATGTGTATTTATATCTAATATTGACCAATCCTTAACGTACTCTTCAAATGATATGATATTGCGAAATGGGAATAAACATATCCACAATTTTGCGTTGCTGTTAAATTGGTATTGATTCATATTGTGATTTTTTATATAAAATAAAACGTTCGGATTCAGTAAATAAAGTGCCAAAACTACTGATGTAACAAATCCTGTATTTGGATCATGAATTCTTGATTTTTCTTTATTTTTATTGTGAACTAAATTTGAATATATGTAAATATTGTTGCTTTCTATTTTTATGCGATTATTTTGATATGAATGTGAAATCCTTGTATTGTTTATCATTTCTAATAATGTGGTCGTGTTTTTTTCTACATTCTTATATGATTGTACACATTTAGTGTATTCATTTCTAATTTCATAAACAGAAATGTCTAATATATGACATAAATACAGTGATATTTCCCATGGAATACTCTTCGTTTTATTTTCAATTCCAATATCAAATATGAGTGTTTTGTCTATACTTTTAAATGATTCCAGACCGTATTTTGTTACTATATACGCAAATTTAGTTAATCGTTGATACATTTGATTACCTGAATCACCATGATCGTTTTTTGTTATTTCAATTATATGGTCAGGACAACGATTAGGAATTTGGTTTGATTCTTCTTCAATATATAATAATATATCGGCAAATGATTGACCTTTATTTGTATGTGGTGATACATAATGCATAATCAATTGTATATCGTAATTTTGAAAAGAGTTGAATACAAAATGATTGTTTTCATGCACTTGAATATAACAATCATCAAAATTAAACCTGTTTGAATACTTACGATTTATCGTCTTGCATATTAAATGCTTCAATGAAGTAATGAATGTTGTTTTTATAAATTCTTCTGTGCAAATAATAACTTTCATTTTTCATAGATAATACTATTTCTATCTTTATTTCAATTTTCATTTTAAAGATTTTTACTGATCATATTTCATAATTTCTAAAATTGAAATGGATTTAAACGTTTAAATTTGTCTTCTTAATAATTATGAGATACATTGGGAATAAAACCAAATTATTGGATTTCATAGAAGAAGAAATTTCAAGTATTGAAAATGTTTATAGTGATTTCGATACATTATTTGACGTTTTTAGTGGTACAGGTTGTGTAGGTAAGCAACTGAAGACTAAATTCCATACTTATTCATGTGATCTACTATACAGTAGTTATATATTATCATACTGTAATGTTGCCATACACGAAATTCCTAAATTTGAAGGATTAGTTAAATTTGACATTACCAATCCAATAGAGTATCTTAATTCTGTTGAGAATATAGACGACGGATTTGTATTTAATTTATATAGCGAGAACGGGAATAGCAATCGATTATATTTCTCAAAAATTAACGGTATGAAAATAGACAGTATCATGAATACTATTCAATATTGGTATGATGCAAACCATGTATCAGAATCAGAATATTTATATTTAAAAGGTGTTCTTTTGAATGGCGTTAGCAAAGTAGCAAATATAACTGGTGTTTATGGGGCATATTTGAAATCATTGTCTTCCAACGCAAAAAAAACGTTACAATTATGTCATTTGGATTGCGTAAAAACCGATAAAAGAACAACTTGTTTACATGGAGATTCAAATGTTATGCTACTTCCAAAAATATCTGAGAAAAGCATACTGTATTTGGATCCCCCATATAACAATCGTCAATATGGATCAAATTATCATGTATTAGAAACTATTGCCAGATGCGAAAAACCATATATAAAAAGGGTTCGCGGTAAAGAATCTGTAGCGGGTCTTCCTGAAAATCTTCCAGTTTCAAATTGGTGTAAATCTAAATTAGTGAGGAATGAATTAATCAAATATTTATCGAGTAAGTCGAATCTAATTGTCATGAGCTATAATAGCGAATCGCACTTGACGAAAGAAGAAATAATAGCAATCATGGAAAAATATGGTCGGACAAAAGTTATTGAAAAGGAATACAAAAAATTCAAATCAAACTCTAATCAAGCCAAAACAAAAGTAAACGAATATCTGTTCATTTGCGATAAACGGGTGAAACTAGATACATTACAGTATAGTTTAAAACCAGTTGTTCAATGGGTAGGAGGTAAAGGTAGATTACTCAAAGACATTAAGAAGTATATTCCCACGTTTCAGAGTTATTTTGAGCTTTTCGCAGGGGGTGGTGCTCTTTTATTCAATTTATTACCAAAAAAAGCACATATATGTGAAATAAATACAACACTGTATGAATTGTATATGGATATACAAACCAATCCAACAATATTGATAGCTCAAGTTTCTAAATTAGAACAGGAGTATTTTGAAAAGACAGTTATAAAAGATAACACTGACCCAGACTCTAGAAGCTCTTTTTATTATCGTATACGAAGACAATTCAATTATTTGAAATTACATAATCTACATGAAGATGAACATTATCTAAAATCGTCGTACTTTCTCTTTTTAAACAAAACTGGATTTAACGGTTTGTATAGAGAAAATAGCTCAGGTGAACTATCTATTCCGTTTGGTAATGGAAAGAAATGTACAATAGTACACTCTGAATTGATAAATCAGATGAGTAAATATTTGAAGGATCATGTCTGTATACACAATATGTCGTTCAATGCCTTTCATGAACCTATTACACAGAACGATTTTGTATATTTAGATCCACCTTACCATAAGACATTTGCTCAGTATCACAAATCGTCTTGGAGCGTAGAAAACACCGAAGAAGTTATTAAATTATTTCATAAACTCACTTTACAAGGAACTGCTTGTATTTTATCAAATAATAACAATGACGAGTATATCGAAATGGTGCGGTTGATATGTCATGATATAGAGTATCAAATTATACCATTAAGTATTGCTAGATCTTTAAATTCAGATACCCAAAACAGAAAAAAAACAGCATGTGAAATTATTGTGATTAACAAATATTGTGATAATTTTTATATGTGATGTAGTATCTTATTTAAAATTTTACCAAAGTAAATTATATCATTTATTATTAAACAAAAAAATGATATACTTTTTGACAAATTGCGTTTTAGATGTAACATATGGGATTATGCATTGGACTTCATATAAAATATTTTCCTATTTTTTCAAGTATCCCAATGATAACAGAATAGAAGATTTTGTTTTAATACAAGAGAACATGCTTCTACACCACACAACATTAGTGAACAACTATAAAAACATTATAGAACAACAACAAAAACAAATCAACTTAATGTTAGAAAATGTAAAACATTAGTCTTTTATCTTCTGGCGTATTCTCATTGTATCATAAAATACTATAGGTTTTTGGTCCTTTTCTCTCGAAATTACTAAATGTTGTAGTTTTGCATTTTTTGTTGCTAATAATATCTGTTTAGACAACTTATGTTGAGAGTATTTATAAAATTGTCCTTTTTCTACATAATTTTCATATTTGCTCGTATCTAAATAATGTGAATCTTTAAGAATGTGTTTTGGAACAAATATTTTATTTTTGAGTTTTCCTTTTTCACCAACTTCTTTTGCTAACTTAACTGATTTCGATATTTCAGACTCTGAATTTAAAGTGAATAATTTATAATAATCAGGATAATTTTTAAATTTTTGTGCTTGGAAATAATGTTCAACACTTGCCCATTGATTATCTTCTTCGGTTTTAAATAATGGTATTACAATTTCATTTTCACTCATATTAACATAAAAATTAGACAATACTCTTCTCCAGTTTTTAAATGTTTGTAATGTTTTAAAATTGTTTATCAGGTCGTTTGGAATTTTTTCATACACACCTTTACCTGGTTTTACGTCAGCTGATTTGGCGTAAAATGTGAATACAACGTCTTCTGTGTACAATTCAGGTTCATTTGACTTTACCGGTGAGACACTAGGTGAATCCAGAATGTCAATATATATTTCCCCTTCTTCTTGTTCTTCTTTAATTACAGATAATGGCATTTGATTTTTATAAGAGTACAATTCAATCAATTCACGATTTATTAGTGAATGAAATATAAGAAACTCTCCTTTATTTTGCAGATTTTCCAATATCATATCACCATTTGAGTCAATCACTAAATCTTTATCTTCAATATTAAATTCGTAACATCCTATTCTTTGAATAATATGTTCATTATTGGTCAAGTATATAGGAGAATATTTGTATTTTTCGTCAGTTGAATTTAAAATACCTCCAAATGTAATCAATATCGTATCAGTATACAAACCAATTTTTACAGGTGCTGAAATAGCTCTAACAACACGTTTGTCGTCTGCAACCTCAATATTTCTCTTTTCAGGATAAATGACATTACTCTTAGTTGATTTTACCATATATGATATATACATTTTAAAATTTAAATGGTTGTGTTGAAAACATCTAAAACATCTTTCAATTTAAAATATGCTTTACTTGTATAAGACGCACATGTTTTTCTATCTATAGTAATAACATTATTTATTCTCGCATTTATACTATCAATATATTCCTTGTCAAAAATAGATTCTTCCTTATATCCAACAAAACTTACAAACAGCAGCTCAGTTATTTCATTACATATATTGATATACCCAGGTGTATTCAAATTATCGCAAAATATATCTATTAATTTATTTAATGTACGTTTTAATACTTTCTGTAAGTCTTGTTGTTTTTCTAAAATGATAATATGTATAATAAATTTAAAGAATGCTCTATTTTTATCATTCAATTTATTAACTTCACAATATAAATCATAATCTTCATTCGGATCAAGATCTTTACCTTTCTGTATGTTTTTTATTATATTATCAAAAGAATCTTGAAGCAATGTGTTTATGTAAGGATATTTTTTTTCTATTTGAACATATATATAAGCGTATTGTTCTGAATAAAACGTATTACACGAAGCAATCGCAAATATTGAATCAACAACAACTTTTTTACCATTATCGTCAATTAATTCTAATTTCATAATTATTTCATCAGTTACATTTATTAAATTGGTAGGTGTTATTTTATTTAAAAGAGAGCGGATTTGTGGAATATGTTTCACATTTTCTAGTTTAGTAACTTCGCTGTATTTATAAGACATATATGTCGATTGATTTTTTTTCCTTTTATTTGAAGTTTTAAATGTTGGTGTTTTTTTATATGTTGGACAAGCGACCTGTTTTGTCAGTTTTTGGATAATTCGTTTTGTTCTATCCGATAAAATGTAATTTACTTCACTTATTCTAATATCATCCCAAACATTTTTGGTATATATATGATTTTGACGATTTTTTGGAATTGAATCTGTTTCCATATAGTATGGTATAAAAATATTAAGTTTATATACTTTTGTATTATTGTATTAAGTTAAAATGGACAAAATACTTTCTATGATAGTATCAATATATGAACGACGTACCGCAATTTAAAATACCAATCATGTATAATTCACTCTGTAAACGAGTTGACAAAAATATATGCGATAATTTAGAGCTCAACAAACTATATAAGCAAATATTTGGTAGCACTTACAATAATTTCAATATTGAAAGCTTGTGTTCGTATTTTACCACAGACACGAATTTTTTGATAGATCAACAACAATATATAAATGAATGTCAAGAAATATGCAAATATAAAGATATGAATTCGTTTTATGATATCTGGAAAAACACTATGTCAAATAATTTTATCCGAGAGACATACTATTATATAGACTGGGATCATTTAGACTTTGTGAATTATAATCCAAATATAATGTTCGCATTGAGTTTATATAACTTGACATCTCCTATAATTACATTAGCTACACCTTTAATTTGTATATTATTACCTTACATTTTATTAAAATTTGTATTGAAATTAAATGTCACATTTGAAGCATACAAAGAAATGTTTTTTTCTTTTGCCAGTCGAAATATATTTGGAAAAATCATTCAAAATTTATATCAACCGGAAAACTTACATCAACAAATATCTGGTTTATCGATGCTGTTGTTTTATTTTATGTCACTTTATCAAAATACTTTAGTCTGCATTAAATTTTATCAAAATATGTATTTTATGAAAACATATATTCAGCAATCACGGGAGTTATTTTCAAATACAATAGAATATCTTCATTGTATAATTAAGTGCTGTGAAGACAAATCTACATTTTTGACATTCAGGGATCATTGTATAGAAAAAACTAAAGAATTAAAATTTATAGTAGGGAGTTTGAAAAATATTAATGACAAATCTTTTCAAATTTTGAATATGACTCAAATAGGACAGTATATGGCAACATTTTACAAATTTAGACACGATAAAAAAATACAACTTTTGTATCAATATTCTTTTGAATTTCTTGATTATATCGAAACATTAGTATCCTTGAAATATCACATTGATATGGAAAAATTAAATAAATGTATATATACACAAAAAAGCACTAAATTACAGTCGTCATACTATTTAGCTCACATAAAGTCTGAATGCGTCAAAAATAATATAAAAATCAAAAATAATTATATCATTACTGGGCCAAATGCTTCAGGGAAAACAACTTTAATTAAAAGTGTAATGATTAATTTACTATTGTCACAACAAATTGGATTTGGGTGTTATCAAAATCACACACGAATACACGTTTATGACTATTTCTTTTCATATCTGAATATACCAGATACTTCTGATCGTGATAGTCTATTTCAAGCTGAAGCAAGACGTTGTTTAGATATAATTAATTCTTTACACGAAATTAAACATAAACGTTGCTTTTTGATTTTTGATGAATTATACTCAGGAACAAATCCTAGTGAAGCTACATTATCCGCACTTTCTTTCATGAATTACATCAGTAAATTCCGGGTGAATTTTATGATTACCACTCATTATTATGATATTTGTACGTCAAAGTATTTATCTGAAAAAATTAAAAATATCCATATGTTGACTGTGTTAAAAAATAATGAATTTATATATAAATACATCGTTTCTAAAGGTCCTTCGTATAAACAAGGAGGTGTAAAAATTCTAAAAGATATGGGATATCCGTCAGAAATTATAGACCAAATTGAAAACATTGAAACTGGAACTCGTTAAAATTATATATTATAAATGTTTGGTAAAATAAAAACATGATTAGTCAAGGGATGTTATTTTGTATGTTATTTACTTTGTCAATAAGTATTTGTTTATTTATGTACATTCACCAAAAAACGTCATCTATAGAAAAAAACATTAAAAACGTTTTACAATTTATTCATGGTATTGAAAAAGACGTGAAAAACATGAACGCTCTTAATTTGAATTCACAACATGAACATGTCCCAAACGTACATAAAATTGTTGTATCGGAGGATGAAGTTGACGAAGATCATTATGACACAGAGAGTGAGTCTGATAGTGATACAGAACACACATACGAAGTTATCAATGATAATGTTATCCACAGCAATAATGTTGAGCCAAACAATCATATCATGGATATAAATACTTCTCCATTACAAGATTTATTCAATATTCAAGTTGTCAAATCGAATGAAGATAATGTTATATCACATGAAGAACATACCAGAGAAAACCCCATAGAACAAATAACAAAAGAAGAGCTAAATAACCTAACTGTAACTGACTTAAGAAGGTATATGAGAGAATTGAATTTGAATATTTCTTCATCAAATATTAAAAAAATGAAGAAAATCGAATTAATTGAAGCAATTTTTCAAAGAACACATGAACCGGTTGTAGAGAATGACGATAATATTGAATCAGCTAATACAGAACATGATGATAATTCAAGTTGAAAGTTTATTATCTCATTAATTCATATAAGATGAAACAAAAATGTTTTTCAGCATCAAATAATATGTATCCTGATTATCCACCATTCATGAGTGATGCTAGATCGTTTACACCATATGAATCAAATGAAATAATAAACAAAAAAATTAAATCAAAGTATAATATTCAATCTAATTATGATTATAGAATGTTTTTGACTCGCAATGGAAATGACATAATTTCTCAAAATCAAATAAATGCGTGTGATCAATGTGGATTTTGTCAATATGCAAAGTTGAATGAAATTAATTCAAATCAAATACATAACAAGTATCTTTATAAAGGCATTACAGATAACACACAACCATACGGATACGAATCTAGCGACTTGAAAAAGCAATATATAGATAAACAATCATTACAAAGTCGTTTGTACACTCCACTACTTAATCAAGATCAATTGCTGAGCTATTTACGTGACAAATAAATAATTCATTTTATATTACAATTTCTTGGTTTTCTTTTGTATTTTACGCCTCATATATTTTCGTGTTTTACCTCGATTTTGCTTTATAGTTGAATATTTGTGTTTATGAGAAAATATATTATTGTTGATATTTTCAATATTATGTTTTTTTAAAAGATTAGCCTCGTAAAATAGATTACTTAATCCTTTATAATTTTCGAAAAATTTTAAACGTTGTTTTGTTTTTGATGCAACTTTCGACGGAGACAATTTTAGAGAATCGCCTAACTGTATATTATGAATAAATACTAGTGTGTCATTTGCATACTTTACTATTTGTTTTCCTGTTAAATAATCGCCTTGACCATTATCACCTAAAAAAATATATTGATATTCTGGAAATATACGAATATATTCTTTGAATCTGGAAAATTTTTTACTTCCAACAATTTTATTATTCAAAGAACGTTTCAATAAACTTAATGATTCTCTAATTTCACCATATGATTCAGCTCCTTGTAAAAATGAATAATCTTTACCAATTATTTGTCTCAGGACACCATCAAAAAATCGTGATTCTTTTTTCAAGTTTGGAGTTGCTGATAACACAGTTATATAGTTACATATTTTATACTTATTTTCATTGACTGATATGTATTTATGATGTTGTTTTCTAAATTCTTTCATAAATTGTATGACACCAGGATATGGTTGTTTGTTCACACCTTTTGAATCTTCTCCGAAAAATTTATGAGTACTGCTTCTATGAGGAAATAACGTGTCGTCAATATCTGTCAATAAATGTAAAATTTTTCCAAATGTATGTATATAATGTTGTGATATTTCATGTATATTACTCAATAACTTTTTGGCAATTTCAGAAATATGATTTTCATTTACACCGTATATTATCTCACGAAGATCACAATTTCCTTCGGAATGAAAGACATAGAAACTAGTATATCTACAACGGTTTGTTTTGATTCTGTAACGGGCTAACCGTGTGTCTAATAATATTTTCAATTGTAGAAATTGTACGCAAAATTCATTTTTCTCTTGATTACTTAATGTATGGAACAATTCTGACATATCCAATAACGAATTCAATATGTCAGTATTTGAAAGTTTTTTAAGTTTATTGTATTCAATTTCAGGTATCATTATATATTAATTGGATATTTTATATAAAGAAAAACAATCTATAATCATTTATATTGTATGTTTCTTATATCAATTGACGTTGGTATAAAAAATTTAGCATACAATATATTTCATTATGACAAAGAAAAGAATACTTGTAAAATTATTGAATGGAAAGTGTGTTCATTACTAGATGACCTAAATGAACATTCTAATTTAAAATGTAGTCAAACACTATGCCATAAAAATCCAATATGCTATCAAATAACTGAAAAATCGAATGATAAATTATACTGGTGCAAATTACATTCTAAAACTCAAGTATTCTACCCAGAAAAAAATATTTCAAAACTGAAAAAATCCGAGTTATTGAATATGTTTGCTATCGTTCAAAAAACTATTGCGATTAATGGTAATACAAATTCTAAAAAAGATCTTATACAACAATTAAAGTCTAAACAAGCGATGCCTATAGAAAAACCAAAGGCCGCAAAAAACGTTTCATTGATTGATATCGGAAAAGGAATTGTAAATCAATTATCTTCGTTAGATGTCGATTACGCTAAATTATATGTATTGATAGAAAATCAAATAAGTCCTATCGCAACTAGAATGAAATCTATACAAGCGATGATAACACAATTTTTCATCATGAAAGGAGCAAAACAAATTCATTTTATATCACCAACTCAAAAATTACAAGTATTTCCTAATAAAAAAAAATTAAGTTATAATCAACGAAAAAAAGAATCTATTTCAATTGTAAAATTATTATTAGGTGAACACCATTTATCTAAAATATTAGAACAACATGATAAAAAAGACGACTTGGCTGATGCTTTTCTTCAAGGAATAGTATGGATTCAAAAAAATTTTAAAACGACAAATATAAAATTTGTGTAATATATTATTTGCGTCTTACTTAAAATTAAACATTCTTATATCTTTATAATGAGTGTTCAAATAGTAGATATGGATTCCAATATAGAAGAAATTCAAATCAATACCCCAAAATCAAATCCTTCTGTTAGTTTTGGTTTGGGTGCTGAAATGTTGATGAATGAAAGAAAAAAAGACAGTACTCCAAAACATAAAACTGACACAATTCAGTTGGAAGATCTAGATAAACTAGAAAATGAACTAAATGAATTGACCAAACCAAGCCCAAAATTGAATATAGATTCTAACGACAATTCACAACAAGTTCAAGCAACGTCGATACCAATAAAAGAAACAAAATTTTCTTTTCAAGATAAGCCTACTGTAAAATTAGTGGATCAAATGGAAAAAGAAATACCAGCAGTTAAAGTACAATCAACATGGGACGGGTTTCAAAATTTCAAAGATATTCCGATCAACCCAGATAAACATGAACACGATAAGCATAACTTTTCTTCCAAAGATACGCTCAAGGAAAAGTTTGAATATTTGCGTAAATTAGAAGATTTAGAAGCAAAAGGGATTCGTTTGAGTAAAAAATATACAATGGATTCAAACTTAGATGAAATGAAAGGTGAATATAATTTGATATTAGAAGAAAAAGAACAGAGTAATTCTATTAAATTCCAGGGTAAAATGCTTATGGCAATGATTACTGGTCTGGAATTTTTAAATAATAAATTTGATCCATTTGACGTGAATTTAGACGGCTGGGCTGAAAGTATAAATGAAAACATATCCGATTATGATGAAATATTTGCAGAATTACATGCTAAATATAAATCGAAAGCTAAAATGGCGCCAGAATTAAAACTATTATTTCAGTTAGGTGGAAGTGCAATTATGTTACACATGACAAATACCATGTTCAAATCTTCTTTACCAGGTATGGATGATATCATGAGACAAAATCCTGAATTAATGCAACAGTTTACTAAAGCAGCAGTGAACACTATGGGAAAACAAAGTAATGGTTTTGGTGATTTTATGAATGATATTTCTTCACAAAGTAAACCAACACCACAACCAAAATCAACAACCCAAGAAGCTTTTAAAAATATCAAGACTGAACGAAATATAAATGTACAGCCAAGTGGAAATACTACTAGGCCAGATATTACAATGAGTCGTTCATTCGAAGATTCTTATGATATAGCTAATCAATTTGAAAACGTGTCACAACAGAAAAGTACATTCATAGATGAACCTAGTAACGCAAAACCAGACAAACAAATGAAAGGTCCTAAAAATATTAAAGATTTACTATCAGGTATCAAAACAAAACCAAAATTATTTGATAATGACAACGACGACGTGAAAAGTACAATTAGTTTACAAGAGTATAAATCCCTTCAAATGAAAAATAATGGAGCCCCAAAATCAAATAGACGTACACGTTCAGAAAAAAATACAGTGAGCTTAAATATATAAATATTATTATCTAGTTGTATTCCATATGTCAGTACGAATATTATCGGAAGAAACCTTTATTGATGATTTGTTTGCTTCGTTGAACATGCAAAAATACAAATCACATATTTTATTATTTTTTTGTGCTGTTTTTTTGAAACTGTATGATAATATTATAGATTGGAATCTTGAAGTGAATGATTATTTTAAGGAAGTTATTAAATTCGCACTTATTATATTACCTACAGTAACATTTCTCATTGATTTGAATTCAATTTATGGAACTTTATTTCTGCATCTTTTTTCATATTTTGATAATCCTCATGGATTAGATACAATATTTTTTCAAGTGGGTATGAATTTGGTAATTTTGGTGAGTATAGTAAATTTCATATATAATAAAATTTCGTTAAAAAACTTATTCGAAATGACATTAGTTGGCTGTGTAGGTTATGCGGAAGCCAATTTATTTGAAGAAGAATGGTCTGTGTTAAAAATTATCACAAGAGTACTCGTTATGATTAGTCTTTTCACTATATTAACTTTACATTTTTCCAAATATTTTGTGTTTTTTTCACGAAATGTTATTCAACTTATGATTTGTGGAATAGGATACTTAGGTGTTGATTTACTTATGATACTTTATATTATATTAAAAACTAAAACAAGTTAGATATAAAGGTTTTGAAATTTTGAAAATGTGTTTTCAACTTTTTTGGATCATCGTGTACCAAGGTATACAAATTACTATCTATCGAATCAACCCATGACATTTGAAAATACTTCTTACTGCGATTACAATTTTCTTCAGTTGTGTCTTTAGTATCCAAAAGCTTTAAGGGTTTTTGTATTTTATCGATTGAATTTATGTTATATGTCTTTTCAATATCAAAGTTTAAGTGAATGTACCAGATAGTTGTGTTTTTGGGGCTCAAAATATTGTTATAATCTGACTTTGATTTGTTGATTTGTTGCAGAATCTTGGTATTATATTCATATTGTTGTTTCAAATATTGTATAATATCGTTCTTCATTTTACTTTCTTTTTCTTCGTAATATTCTTGTATTCTGTTTTTCATCCAATCTTCTTGTGATACAGACAATCGATTTCGTAAATTTAAATATTCTTTTTTTAACTGCTTGTTTATAATAGATTCTTCTTGTGCAATATTATCACTTGACAACTTTTGAAATAATTTTTGTAATTTAGGTTTGTATAATAGATATATGTATTCGTAAAATAAATCTGCGTACTCGTCATTCTCCAAAATTTCGTCAAAAAAATGGGTTTGTAAAATAATATTTTTGTCCTTGTTGTAATTAATTATATTATAATATCCTGTAATTTCCTCGTCTATTGTTTGGAAATATTGGCTTGTAAAATATTTTGATTCATTTGAAATATTTAAATCGTCAAAAATACTTTTGACCTTCAATAATTGATTGTTGTTTAATTCAAAATCTTCTACGTTTGGTGTGATTTTGTATTGAATATTCTGTATCATTTCTCTAATTTTTTTAATTTTATCATTTACAAATACTTGTAGTTGTTGGTATTTTGAATGATTTTTACCATTATTTATATGTTGTCGTAATCGACCTATCTCTTCTTCATTTACATTTAATTCTTCAATTAAATTATTGGTGTTTATATGTTCTATAAATTCAGACAAATTTAGTTTTAGTTTATTCTTTTGGGTTTCTAATGAAATGGAATACGTGTTGTTTATAGTGTTTACAATAGTATTTAAAATTTTTATGGTTTGATTCAAAATATGCGTTTTAACTTTCGAAGATTCAAATGATCGCAGTTGATTGATAAGATATGGATTTGTAAGCATGTTTTTACTTTCAAGTTTGTCTTTCACGAGTAAATAATTTGAATCAAATGTATATTCATATTTCTGGTTTGTTTTTAATTTATCAAAATGTTTCAAGTCTAAATATTCTGCATCTGTTTTAAAAATAATAAGATAGTTCATATTATAAATCTATATTATTATTTTTTGGAGCTTTGTTTTATAATATTTATAGCATTATTTAATTCTTCTTCGCTAATTCTATTATCATGATTTGTATCTATTTCAAGATATAAATCTTTTATATGTTTCGGTAAAATACACAAGCTACTTTTTTCATTAAATAAGTATTGTGTTAACACCATAAATACAGCTGTTAGAACAAGTGATATATAAATATCTTTTGTCCCCATCCAAGCTATTGAAAATATCAATAATTGACGCCCAATTGTATTTTTAATGTAATCTTCTTGACTTTTGCTTAATTCAATGCTGATATACTTTGATCCAATATTTAAAATAATCATACATAACCCAGCTAAGTATTTACTATTATTCAAAGAAGTTACGTTCTTATGTAATTGTTTTATAATATTCTTGAATGTCATTTGAAACTTAATGTATACCAAGAAAATATTATTAACGTAATATCACCACTTCAAACCAGCTTTCATTGAAGTTCAGTTTCATCTATATTGTATTCGGAATCATCATATGTATTATTGTTTTGATTCTTTTCACTTTCATTGTAGTCACTATTATTATCATCATCTTCGTCTTCTTCGTCTTCTTCGTCTTCTTCGTCTTCTTCGTCTTCTTCATCAACACTTTCTGAATCCAAATCTTTTTTTGTGAGTTTTTTTGATTCTTTGTCTGAGTTGTTGCAATTTTGATTACAGTGTCCTTCATAGCTAGAATGCAATATTATAACCGCAATGAACGCGGCGATAATACTACTAATTATTCCACAATAAAAAGACGTACCAGCAACAAAAGCAAGTAATACAATCCTCCCTACAGTTGTATTAAAAGGTTCAATATATTTACTAGGTACTAATAATAAAACAAATAAAATGCTTAATAGAACTAATTCAGTTCCTTGAAATGTATTCTTTTTTGTTTTAGGCATCTATATCTAAACATTTGATTATATTTTTGTAAAAATAACAATAAATTATCTATATGTTTTATAACAGTTTATATATGGCATCAACATTAGGTTTTTCGACGATTCAAGATGATAATCATGAATTTAAACCAATATATAACAATTCTGCTGATACAACAGTAGAATCGAATAAAATCACAGCTGATACAATAAAATCTATACAGCAAGATATGACTACACCTGATCCTCTAAGAAAAAATAATAACGAAGATGAAGATATTGATCGAACTACACACGAATATGATACTAAAAATGAAAATCCTGTTGCTCTAGAAACAACATATGATCTTCATTCTAAATACAACGAACAATATGAAAACATTATGCGGCAGAACTATCAAGTAAATCCAGAAATTAGTAAATCGGAGTCAGAGGAGTTATTGACCAAGTTAAATTACATGATTCATCTTTTAGAAGAACAACAAGAACAAAAAACAGGGCATGTTTTAGAAGAAATTATTTTGTACTGTTTTCTAGGAGTATTTATAATATTTACCATAGATTCATTCTCAAAGGTGGGCAAATATACAAGATAAAGTCTACAATACAAAAAAACATTGTATAGGATAATATGGAATTTGCTGATAATTTACAATATTATATGAAACTGACAGACTATATAGTGATCTTATATGTTCATTCATATGGTTTTGTAATGACACATTATGTGATGTACATTCTAGGATTAATATGGAATACTTATGCAATTTAAGTTGTTGTAAAACATAAATAAATGTATCGTTAAATAATTTATCATCACACTCTGAATGTCGAGCACTACTTATACATTCGATTATATTCTTATTTTTAAATTGTGTGTGTGTATCATGAAATATGTATAAAGCAAATACCTTTTGTTTATAATGCAAAGCATATATATAAAGTATATTTTGCTTGATTAAATGTTTCACTTTATATATAGATTCGTGTAAAACCAAATGAAACAACTTTGATTCTTTCAAAAACAGTAAGAATTGATAGTATAATTGTATGTTATGTTCATTTATTCTACTTATTTGCGCTGGTGTTAAATCATACTCTTTTAACTCACTATTTAATTGAACAATATTATAAGCATATGAATAATATGTCACAAGAGGAATCAATGGTAGTGTTGTATTCTCATATTTTGCGATAAAAATTTTATTCGTAGTTTGACGCTTATGATTATAATTCGCTTTTGATTGATTGCATATATTAGCCATGTGAGTGTATATTAAACGTTGGGTGTGTTGTTTTTTCCGAAACACTGGATCCGTGCATATAAAATCATTAAATTGAATTTCGTGGTCTTCAAAAGAACACAATTGTTTTCTATACATACACAAATGTAATTGTCTGCTAAATATTCTGGAAATGACTTTATGATTTACAGTGTATGAACTTAAAAATGAGTTTTTTGTATGCAACGCAGTTATATATGAAATACTTGGTATATAATTATACTCTAATATCTGATTACTTGAAAAAAAGTTATTTTTTAAATCTACACAATGCTGCTCAATATCACTCTTTATCAATTCCGTATCTGTTATATTTACAGTCGTTGTGTTAATGGTATCGTAAAATTTTGATGTTTCATCAAAAGAATGTACCACTAATTTTGGTTTTTGTATCCATTTCCATATTTCATATTTTTTGAATACTGGTAATGTCGAGTGGTATAAAAACGTGTGTTGAATTTTATAAAACAATACGAATAATATCAAACATATGAAAATAAATATGTTTATATTTTCGTGTATATAAGCAACGCTCATTCTTATATTCTATTTTAATTTGAATAATGTATTATGTATTAAAGTGTTTTTGCATAATACATTACATATCGTAATATGGGTTATCTGAAATAGTCATTCCACAATAAGGCTTTGGATTTTTCTTGTAATTTTCAGCAGTATATAATTTCAATTGAATCGCATTATGAATCAAAAACCGAAAATTATTCCAAAATTCTTCATTATGTCCAATTGATACTGTACATACATGTGCCATTTCATGCAAAGCCACAAAAAATAGTGTATTTTCATCAATCAGTACAGAATTTGACTTTTCGGTTGTAACACAAAATGCCATTTTTTGACCTTTATTTTCACTATATGCTGTATATTTGCTTGTGGGTAAGGTTTCCATAATTTTCTTGGGGTTACATTTATTTACCAATCGTTTTACATTTTCTCTTTCAGGATATTTTGATTTTAACGCACGAATTAAATGTTCCATTTTATCTGAAGTTTTGGCTAACAATTCCACTACCTCCTGAACTTTCTCTCTCTCTCTCACACAATATGTATTTCCATTTTTGCTAGATATAATACATTTTAAATTAAATGCTTCTGAATCTAGAAACATTTTTGTTGCAACACTTACAACAAATATACTCAACACAATTGTCAATAATGTATCACGTTTCATACAATATATTTACATATTAAACATAACTAAATAATATATTTGAAAATACATGTCTAAGAGCAATTAATTTCGAACTTTACTCTAGATTCGTCTGGTCCGATAGTGGTGTTATTCCAAGGACTGACAGGTACTTGAGGAACAGGTGGATCTGAGCGTAATTGTAAATTTGCGTTGCGTAATGGTTTACTCATAGTCATAAAATTCACAGGTCCTGGAGTCAACATATTTACATCTCCAACATTTGTGTTTGAAGAAGGGTTCATAGCATTCCATTCTTTATTTGTGTCTTTAGGGAGCAATTCAGATGGATTTATATTAGGTGTGCTACTTTGTGGTAATTCTGTATTGGCGACATCATTGATAGAAGCGTATTCTGAATTATCGTCATGATTTAATGTAGAATCACTATTCACAGTTGAGTATTGTAATACTGGATTGTAGGCAGAATGTTTTTCTACAGTGTTCGATTTTGTACTAGAATATGTATATAAAGCAAGTAACAATACAACAACTGTTCCTAAAAATACATAGGTATTATATTTACGAAAAAGTTTCTCTAGTTTCATCTTCTATATATACTTAAATGGATAAAAATTTTCAAGCATGTAATAATTCTTGTAAAGTATCACTATCGGATTCAAATTCAGATTCTGAAGAAGAAATTGCATATTTTTCCTTTAATTTCTCAATTTGAATATAATTTTTAATAGCTTCTTCCCTGGAAAGTTTTGCCTTAATTTTTGCGTCATTATATTCGTCCCTAAATATATCCTTTGTTTTTTTAATTTGAATTGTTTCATCTTCAGGAATGCTATTTAAATTAATACAATATTCTTGCAATTTTCCTTGATTTTCATCTTTATTGTTATCTTCAATAACTACACAATTCTCTAAATATTTTACTGTACTAGATTCCGGATATGTTTGATTGATTTGATATTCTTTTATACCACTATCCAACAAGCATTCATCAAACATACTGTTGTTTTCGATACATACAATTTGTTTATTCTCGATTTCGAGTATGAAATGTGTGTTCGTAAGTAGTATGCCTCTTATATGAATAATGCTAGATATAACTTGATTGTGGATTGTTTCCAAAGTTGTCATGATTTTATTTTCATCAAACACCTTACATGTGGCTTGATTGTTTTTGTAATTAATTTTTGAACGTAAAATAATATTATTCTCACTAGAAAATAAACAAGAATTGTAAAAATAATCAATGTCTTCAGAATCTATATTTGTATTGAACCATTTGTTCTTATTTTGTCGAATTATACCTTTGATGCATTCTTCTAAGGAATGAAACCATTCTTGAAATAAAGTAGTATTGTTATGAAATACAATATCCAAATAATTATGAACAGGTGGGTCACTTACTATCAGTCCAGGTGTGAATTGATTCTCTACTTTAAAATACAATGGGTTTTTGTCAATGCTTAATTTTGCAAAATACAGACCGCCTTGTAATCTTCCTGGATTACTTAATTCAATCTCACCTAAATCATCATTTACAGAATATATCTTCATTTTTGATTGTATACACAATAAAGTTGACAACGGAACGAAATAATATAGGAATAGAATATATGTCTTTGAAAGATAAATTTATAAATGAATGCATAGAGATATTGAAACAAGAAAAAGTAAAAGCGGAATTTGTACACATACTAAAACCCTTACTGAATTGCATATTACAGGAACTGTATCCATATATATTTCTTTCTTTGATATTTATGATTATATCTTTTATGATGATACTGTCTGTATTCATTATGAATGTACAAGCTCACATACGTCCTAAAAAAAATATAATGTAAATATATAGAAAATGAAAAATATGAAAGGTGGTTCATTTTCTTCCATTTTCACAGCATTTGGTTCAGCCATAATCCCTTTTGTTTTTTACAAAACATTAAAGTATAAAAAACGTAAGCAAAAAGGAAAAGTAAACCAAACATACAAGAAAAAAAAGAAATATAAAACATACACGAAAAAAAGGAAAAACAAACCAAATAAATTGACCCAAAAAAAATAAAAACGTTAGAAAATATAATGGATACTTTCAAGAACAATATTAAACAATGGGTAATGTTGGATAATCAATTAAGAGAATGTAATGAAAAAAGTAAAATGATACGTGAAGAAAAAAACAACCTTATGCAGTTGCTATACTCTCAAGCAGATACAAACAACTTGCTAGAAACTACTATCGCTATATCTGACGGACGATTACGGTTCCAAAAGGTAAAGATACGACAAGCATTGACTCTAAATTATATTGAAGAATGTTTGCACGATTGTATTTCAAATGAAGATACCGTAGAATCAATAATGACACATATTAGAGATTCTAGAGAAGATGTGTTTCGTGAAGATATAAAAAGGTTTCCTAATAAAACAACTTAAACCGTTTTTATAATAGTAAATATATTATTTATCAACAAAGAGATAGCTACAAGATGAAATCATATTTTGAACAAAACACAGAACTAAAATATAATTATAAAAATGAATTCTCAACAAAAAGAACTGATTTTTTAAGAGATATAAATACGTGGTTATTACAATCAAGAGACAATGAAAATATTAAAAATGGTCATATGATTTCAAATTTACGAGAATCCATATTATTTCAATTATACAAAAAAAAAATTCAAATTGCAGACAAAGACAAATTTTTTGAAGATATGGCATACCTTATATATTCTAAATGTCTGGAGCGTATTCATTAATATGCTCAAAACGCAATTTGAATTGTTCGATAGCAACGTCAGCAGCAATTCTATTTCGTTTAGGTTTAATTAGAAGACTTTGTATATCTGTGTATAATTCATTGTATCGAATTTCTGTATAAAAATGTTTTTCGTATTTACTAGAAAAATTTAAGAATGTTGAAATTCCAGTAAATGTTCCAGTAAGTAGATACCCTACAGAATTAATTATGATAGAAGTTTCATGTTTGTCACCTAACACTTGATTCACAGAAGCCATTACAACTGGAATAATAACAGAAGGTATACCAAACAAATAATAATAACACCTTGTTCGTTTTGCGTATTGATTGTGTTTTTTTGCTGATTCTTTACATTCAAGAGACCAATGAAGAAATATTTTCTCAATTTTTGTAGTCCATATCATTTCTTCTCTATTTTCATTGTCATTAGAAATTGATCTACTGTAATCAATAATTAAATCCATGCAACAATATATAATACTTATACATTATTTACGCACTGTTAACTCAGTTGGTAGAGTGTAGGTCTTATGAGCCTATGGTCACGGGTTCAAGCCCCGTACAGTGCATATGTTTATATTCATTTATAAATATATAAATTTATACAAACCAATATCATATAATATCCAATATATGATATGATATTGTTTATATTTATGTACATTTTTTAACACAACATATCATCAATTAGTTTATCTAAATCATATTCTCGATTCCAACCTAAAGCATTTTCTGCTTTACTTGCGTCTCCTAATAATAAATCAACTTCACAAGGTCTGAAGAATTTTTCATTTATTTTAATGCGCACGTTCCCAGTGTTTTTATCTACACCAACTTCATGTAAACCGTCTCCTTCCCATACAATTTGTACATTTATTTTTTCAAAACATTTTTCAATAAAACTTCTAATACTTACCGTTTTACCAGTTGCCAATACATAATCTTCAGGTTTTTCTTGTTGTAGCATCAACCACATACCATAAACGTAGTCTTTAGAATGACCCCAATCTCGTAAACTATTTATGTTCCCTAATTCAATGTACTCTCGTTTTCCATTTTGAATATCTTTTATCCCATTCGTTATTTTTTTGGTGACAAAATTATCACCTCTTCTGGGACTTTCATGATTGAATAAAATACCATTACACGCAAACAATCCATAACCTTCACGGTAATTCTTAACCAAATAATGACTATATACCTTTGCACACGCATAAGGAGATTGTGGATTAAAAGGCGTAGTTTCCTTTTGTGGTGTTTCTAGAACTTTACCGTACATTTCACTTGTACCGGCTTGATAGAATCTGATTTTATTCCTTGTTTGGACGGGTAAAGAACGAATAATTTCAAGTATTTTGAGCGTTCCTATACCGTCAACCACAGACGTATACTCTGGTATTTCAAATGATATTTTTACATGACTCTGTGCTGCTAGATTATATATTTCAAATACTTTAAAGTTTGGATTACTTTGAATTATGTTATGTATAATATTAGCTAATGCACAACCGTCTGTTATATCACCATATTGCAATATTAATTTATCCCTTATATGATCTAATCTGGTTGAACTGTATAGTAATGAAGTTCTACGAACAATTCCATAAACTTTATATTTTTTTTCAAGCAACAAATCTGACAAATACGATCCGTCTTGTCCGGTGATACCAGTGATAAACGCAAGTTTCATTTAACTATATAATAAAAAAGTATTTAAATAATTTCAAATAATTTCATATTATGAAAATCATAGTTACTGGTAGTAATGGAATGGTTGGTTCTTGTATCAAAAACATTGCGTATCAATATCCTGAACATGAATTTATATTTACACATAGGAGTGGGGGGGCATATTCTGTGGACTTAACACATAAGTCATCTGTTGATACTTTTTTTTCAAATCATAGATTCGATTATATAATTCACCTAGCAGCTAATGTTGGTGGTTTATACAAAAACATGTCAAACAATATTGATATGTTTCAAGACAACATTAATATCACAATGAATGTACTGCATGCGTGTAAAAACAATGGAATAAATAGAGGAATATTTTGCTTATCTTCATGTATATATCCGTTTAAACCAAAACATTTTCCTATGGATGAAAGTATGATACACGATGGACCAGCTCACCCAACCAACGAAGGATATGCTTACGCTAAACGAATGATGGAAATGTTATGTCGGCAATACAACAACGCATTTGGCACACAATATATTTGTGTGATTCCCGTAAATTTATATGGACCATACGATAATTTTAGTTTGAAAGATGGACATTTTATACCTATGTTGATGCATAGATTTCATGTGAATCGAGATAATCCTATAGCTTATGGAAGCGGAAAACCATTAAGACAATTTCTGTTTGCTCCTGATTTTGCACAAATCATATGCGATATACTATTATCAGAAAATCACGATATAAGCTCTTCGGTCATATGTTGTAATGATGAAGAATATACGATAGAACAAATTGTTCATAAAGTAGCGTATACAATGAACATTGATAAACAAATAATCTCCTGGGATGCTTCATATTCGGACGGTTGCTTACAAAAAACTGTAACGAATAATTTGTTTAAGAAATATTTTCCAAATTATAAGTTTACTTCAATTGAAGACGGTTTAAATCAGACACATTCTTGGTTCCAGAATAATTATTTTAGATTATAAACACTAAATTCATATATATTTTATATATAAATATAAAGGAAATCTGCTGTGAATATAAATATGTCTAAAATAAATATTGAAATATCAGACGAAGATTTTCAAGAAAATACAGATTTCATGAAAGACGTATTAAAAGCTTTAGAAAATTCAAATAATGGTGATATAGTATCATTACGTTGGGACTTAATACACAAAGAAAAAAATGACATTCTTCAAAAGGTTTGTACTTATAAATCTCAATTAAAGCATTTCCATTCAAAATTAAAGCAATACAGATTTATTGAGTATCCTTATAAATTAAAGGTTGGATACTACATTCGATGGATAAACTTAAATAATTCACATGACATTAAATTAACTACAGGTGGAATCATATGCAAAATACTTTTTGATTCGTATGATGAAAAATCAGAAGCTTCGGTTACAGTCAAAAATAATCGTGGAAGAATGTTTTGTTTCAAATCTAATCAATGTATCGTATTCCAGAAAATTAATGCACAGGAAGATATAATACTTCAACTATCAAAATACATTACAAAAGATACATAATTGTGTTTGGTTTACATTTTTTTTCTCTCGTATTACATTATGAATGATACATATTTGCAGACGCAGATTATTACATATATGGGTAATAAACGCAAATTAATTCCAGTATTGTCGAATATCATGAAAGACATTAGAAAAACTTTAAATGCGAAAACTATAGTTTGCGCGGATGCGTTTTCTGGATCGGGTGTAGTTTCTCGTTTATTTAAAACATACGCTTCTGAATTATTTGTAAATGACATTGCAGGTTACTCATATACACTAAATAAATGTTATCTATCTACACCTACAAAAACAGAAAGAGATACTATTAAAAAGTATATTAATAGCGCGAATACGTATGCTCATTCAAATGGTGTTGAGTGTAATCCATATATTCAAAAATATTGGGCACCGAAAAACACCATTAAAAAATCAGACAGAGTTTATTACACAAAAGCAAATGGCATTCTAATCGACAAATATAGATATTTCATAGAAAATCATTGTCCTGAAAAGTATCAAAAATATTTGTTAGCACAATTAATTGTAAAATCGTCTATTCACACCAATACAAATGGACAATTTTCAGCATTCTTCAAAGACAATGAGGGTATTGGTAAATTCGGAGGTCAACGTGAAATTGATTTGCAA